CGACGTGTGATTGATATAACAGAGCGCACACAAATACTCATGGTCGTGCTCGGGGCCCCCTTGGCGGATGACCGCATTCCAAACCCCATTGGGAACGCTGAACTCTTTGGTAACCGGTTCATTGCAATCGCTGCAAAGCGGTTTATAGAGAATCTGGTCCGCTGGCCCATCGCGCTCTTCTAGCCGCCGAATAAGTTCCTCGGCCACCTTCATGAGCTTGAACCGGGCCAAGGGCGGAGAATCCTTCTTGCTCATCTCCACGAGGCCAACAAGCGTCAGCAGGGGTTCTTTGGTTAGATTGGTGCTCATTGCTTCTCCAACTCCAGACCTAACCCCTCAAGGGTGGGCTTGGGCTTGCCTGCCAGCCACCATTCAATCTCTTTGTGCAGGCGGTTGGACTCGCCGCAGTTGTAGCTCCCGCGGATGCCGCTGACGGCGAGGTAGGCATCCACTAACTTCATGAAGTCTTGGTGATCGTCTACTTCCTTGACCGGAAGGGACTCTTTCACCAATTGACAACCTTCGGCGACCACTTCCTCTACATGGCGGTCTTTCCAACCTCTGGCGTCCGTGGCGTACTCCATGAGGCAACCAATGCACTTGTTGAGGCACGTACGGATGTCTGAGACGGTCACCGATCCGTTAGCCGGGCCGGGAACGATATCCACGTGGCGGTGTTTGCAGTTCACTCGGCACCTCCCCCATCCTTCAGCATGGTGATCCCAGGTCCGGGTAGTGGGAGTTTCACGCCTACATGGGTATCAGACGCGAGGGCGGCACGGGCGGCATTCATCGCTTCAGTGCGACCAGGATCGTCCACAGCTAGAACCGTGTCGTAAAGCCACTGAAGAACCTCTCTTAACCTCCGCACCTCTACTTGGGCTTCGTGGAGTTGCTTCAGGCAAGGATTCAACTCTGCTTGAGCCGTCTCTGCCCATTGCTTCCACTTGGCTACCTCTACGTCCTTAGCGGCTGTAAGGGCTTGGTCACGAGAGGTGATAAGGGCCACAACCTTCTTAATGAAGGAGTCATAGTTGTCCGCCCCAATCTCGCCCTCGATCCAAAGTTTCTTCGCCAACTCCTCTGCACTCCCTGCCCCTTGTTCGGAGGCTAGGGCTTGGCATCGCTTGCATGGACACCAATTCGCGTGTACCACTCCATCGGTTACTACTTCTGAGGGCTGGGCTGAGGCTAGGGGGGCTTGTGTAAGGTGCTGGACCAGGGTAAAGACGGCTGCCTTGTCCGAGCCGTTAAGTACCAGTTGGACGTTAGGGCGGCGCGAGTTCCCCATGAGTTGGACAAGGGCCTTGCCCCGCCTGATTTGATCTTCTAGGCTCAAAATAGCTCTCCTTGCTCTTCGGCTTCTTGCCGGTTGATGTAGTGGTGCAGGAGCATCAGGCTGCACCTTCCTCCGGATCGATCCTCTCGTCGTCCGTCATGATGTTGTAGATGGCGCGGGCAATGGCATCGTCAAGGTCAATCAGCTGCTCAACTTCACGCGCTGAGAGCCGGACTCCCTTGCCATGCGTGAACGCCAAACCGATCCGTGCGTATCCAGTTCGAGAGTGCTCATCCTTTGTCAGGGGCTCGAGCAGCGAGGACACAAACAGGAAACCGTTTCCTTTGCGGGTCAACTTGCAACCTCCAGAACCGGCCGACGGGCCCACTGTCCAGAACCAACACGAACAAAGCGGCCCTTCTGCAGCACTTGGCGAATCTTCTCCTGGTAGTGGCGGTTGGAGCTGGTCTTAGGGTGAGTGGCGAAGTACTCGTAGAGCTCGCCCAGCGTCACGGGTCCAGGCCGATGATCGAAGAAGCGATGCAGTTCGTCATCCCACGTGCCGGCCAGTTCGCCAACCACCCAGTTGCGGGGGATCCGGAGCGGGATGAACTTGCCATCGATAGGGACTGCCGAGAGGATGTCGGCATCATCCTGGCCGTAGGCTATGAGCACACTTCCAGTGCCGCCATCATCACCGGCGAGCTTCCCGTCCAGATGGTGGAAGCGAACACGGCCACGAATGAAGAGCAGGGCCGTTGCCTGATCCCACACACAGTCGAAGAAGACAGAAGTCTCAGTCTTGGCAAAGATCAGCGCCGTGCCATGGTTATGGGTGAACATCCGCTCCAGGAAGCTGCGTATCCCGGGCAAGGAGTAAGGTGGGTTCAGCCAAACTCTTCCCCACCATTCCAAGAACAGCCCGTCCATCTCCTCGGTGTAGCACGACTTGGCGGTTGGCCATGGCATTGCCGGAGCCGCGCAGGGGTCCAGGTCGAAGGAGTCAGGACCACCAAGGGCATCAATGATCCATGGCGGAGTCAGCCAGGTGTCGGAGCGGTTGGCGAGGTTAGGTCCCAACTAAGCCACCTCCGATAGATCTTCGTCGGGCCTGATCCCAAGCCTCTTCTGGATCAAGGGAAGATATTCGGGATTCAGCTCAATGAGGATCGAGTTGCGTCCAAGTTCCTTGGCAACCTCACCAGTCGTTCCGGATCCGGCGAAGGGGTCAAGCACGATGCCCCCCCCAGGACAGCCTGCGAGGATACAGCGCCTAGGTAGTTCCTTGGGGAATGTGGCGAAATGCGCGCCGGCGTAGGGCTTTGTCGCTATCGTCCAGACTGTTCTGGCATTGGCGCCTGATGGTTCTCGGTTAAATTTGCCACCTGTCCACGGCCCGCAGATCCCAGAATGTGAGACTTGCCCAGGTGCGTGGCTCTTTTTGCCGCTGTTCGCCCGCTTGAGACGCGCAATGGTAGATGGCGCAACCGGCTGCCGGATGGAATCCGCGTCATACCAATAACGCTTGGACTTGGTTAGGAGGAAAAGATACTCGTGCGACCTGGACAGACGGTCCTTGACACTCTCCGGCATCGGGTTTGGCTTTGACCAGATCACGTCTGACCTCAGCCACCAGCCGGCTTCCTGGAGGGCAAAGGCGACACGCCAAGGCAGCCCAATCAGATCCTTCTCTTTCAGGCCAGGAACGTGGTTATTGCCACCTCCCCAGCGACCACTTCCACGGGGGATGAGCTTGTTTCTCGCGTAGGTTTGGTGGGCACCGCTCTTGCTTCCTGGCCCACTTCCGCCCTTTGAGGGATTGCTACTGTAAGCATCGCCGAGATTCACCCAGCAAGTACCATCGCTCCGGAGCACGCGCCTGCACTCCTCGAATATCTCGACGATGTGCTTCACATATAGCCGTGGTGTTGGCTCCAGTCCGAGCTGACCAAACCAGGCGCCGCACTTGTCACAGAAGGAACTGATCTTGGGCTTCCGCGTAGCGGACGTTCCCGAGAGGCTTTCGCCGCTCATCCCACCGGCGTGGAGAATTCCATTCGCCGCCGGCTGAATGTGCTCCTCCCAAAGGTGATCGCACTCAGGATCTCCGCCAAAGATCATCGGCTCGGTTCCGTAGTCGCGAAGTCCCCAATAGGGCGGGCTCGTCACAATGCAATTCACCGATTCGCTCGGGAGTTCTTTGACCCGGTGAGCCGATCCGATAAGGACCGTGGAAGTTACGCTCAAGCTGCCCTCCCGGACCTGGCCCGAACATTCCACTCAGGAGCGTTGGCCTTGATGATCGCCTCAAATGGCGGAGGTGAAACGCTATTGCCAACCATCCGGACTTGTTCAGTCTTGGTCAACCAACGGGTCTTTGACCTCCCGCGGCCGTCCGTTATCGTGACCTGGCAGGTGATCTTGTAACCTGGCCTGAAACCTTGGAGGGCGTAAAGCTCATGCGGCCATAGCATCCGCATACCGATGTCTGAGACCACGTAGTCGCCAGCCTCCACCATCACCAGCTCGCCCCAGTTGGTCTGGACCTTCCTTTGCTTCTCCAGCCGCAGATTCACCAAGCCGAAGCGGTCATGGGTGGGGATGGTGTGAAGAGGATCATGTGGGGTCTGTCCCTCGCCCGTGCCGTAATACTTCTGGAGGAAGGATGCGCAGATCGTTGCTTTGCCGCCACCGTCAGTGGTGAGCGTCCCGATCGGTTCATCAGCGCCATGCCCAGTGGACGTACCGAAATCCCTCTTCACGTGGACGGCGAAGAGGTTGTGCCGGGCACCATCTGAAACGATGGTGTTTGCAGGCTCACCAGCTCCGTAATGCGGATCCCTCGAGTTGTTGGTGGTGTTGAGCCCAACCGCGACTAGCGCCTGGTGCGGTCCCTTGGTAAGGATGGTTGGCGAAGGGTTCTCCAGGGATTCGCCATCACCCGAGTTTCCTTCTGCAAAACCGGCGTTGTACCGAGCCATCAGGCTGGCTACGAGCGCGAACCGGTTCTCTGTGGGAATGGTCGGGATGGGATCAAAGAGCGAGGCGCCCCGGGCATCGGTCGGGGACTTGGCGCCGTAGTAGGTTGACAATCCAGCCGCCATGAGCGATCCGCCGTTGCCGTCTGGAACCACCGTTGGGTACGGCTCTTCCAGAGAGATACATCGCGGTGCCTGTCCAGCTCTTTCCCCATATCGAGGGATGAGGCATCCGGAAACGATGGCTGGCCCACCAGAGCAAGAGATGGTCGTGGTCGGCTCATCAAGCGATCTCTCGGACTTTCCCCACCTCTTAGCAGTCGCTGATTCATCGCCGTGAGCCAGCTCGACGCTCAGGCTCGCCCCAATCTTCCCGCCCTCAACAACACGGAGGTATGGTTTGGGGCTCTTCAGAACAAACCGATCAATACCCCTAGCGATCCGGGCCATGGACTTGTCTTTCAGCGGCCGCCGTGGCGCCGGCATTCCATATCGCTGTCCGAAGGCCTTCGCCTCGTCTGGAGTTGCGAAGATCGAGAGCATGGGGATGGTCCAGTCGATGTGATCGCCAGTTATGCTCCAGGGCTTGAGCCGCCCCGCTTTCACCGCTGCGCTATCCGGATGCCCATGGGTCGCTTCTGGCCAAACGATGGGCTTTCCATCGCGCCTTGCAATGAGGGCGAGCCGCTTTCGGATAGTGGGAGCACCGTAGTCACAAGCACGGATCTCGCGCCACTCCACCGTGTAACCCTTCTCGCGCAGGATCCGGACGAACTTCTTGAAGCGCCGGCCAGCGGTCTTTTTACACTCGCGGAGATTGTCAGGTTTGCCGATCAACCGCGTCCAGCGCGTGAATTCAAGAACGTTCTCTAAGCTTATGATCCGGGGCTGTACTGCGCCAGCCCACCAACAGACCACCCAGGCGAGGCACCGACGCTTGCGATCCTTCTCCCGCCGCGGAGCTGCGCCTTTGGCCGCCGAGAACCCCGTACAGTCCGGACTGGCATGTAGCCATCCCACCTTTCGACCACGAACAGCAAAACGGGGATCTACTTCGAAGACGTCAGCTTTGTGGTGCTCGGTCTGGGGATGGTTCTCCTCATGAAGCGCAACACACGCGGCGTCGTGGTTGATCGCTACCGAGACCATCTGGCCGGTTGCCTGCTCGAATGCTGAAGACCAGCCACCGCCGCCGGCGAAGAGGTCGACCGCGATCTCTTCTGTGATGTCTGGAAGCAGCGGTTGCGCGTACAAACTCACGCTCTCGCCCCTCCGAAGAACATCTGCTTGATCCGGCTCTGCGGCTGGGTGTGAGCCACCGCCTCAGCGCGGAGGCCTGCCAGCTCTCCAAGGGCCTCATCGACCGGGCATGCCTGGATGGCCATGTCCAAAGACTGGAGGGCGGCATCCCAGTCGCCACGCGCCTTGGCGCGCCGGTAGGTCCGCATCTCGGACTCATAGGTTGCGAGCTTGTCTTCAGGCACCTTGGGCCTCCCCGGTTTCCACCGTCTTCTGTCTAAGGGAAAGGGCGAGTCGGATGTCCTCAACGCTCGCATCTTCCGGCATGCCGAGGTAGTGGCGGGCGAGGATCTGATAATCCCGCTGCCACGAATAGAACGTTGTGCCGGTCAGATCGTTGTAAGCCCGGTGGATCGAGCTGAGTTGCCGGAAGTTGCACCCGTTCTCATAGGCGACCTTTTCGTAGAGGTTCTTGTAGTTATCGACCAAGAACTCGTGATGTTCACGGTCAACACCGTCCAGCTTCTTGAGCAACCAATAACGGATGCGCTGAATGAGGTCAGGCACTTTGAGCCTCCGCAGGGCAATCCGGATTCTTCTTCTTGCTCCAACGCCGGAACAACCTGGCGTGAGAGCGAACCCGAGCAGCGGCGTCCGCTAGTTTGTCGGCGGTACCGTCGTCAATACATGCCTCATATCGATATGAGACTTCACGTTCCAGGATCTCCGCGTACCGATCCAGCACGGGAGCCGCGAAGCGGTCCTGGGCACGGAAGAGCATGACCGGCTCGTCTTCACCGATTGGGGTTGACCCTTCGGAGAGCGTTCGGTACTTGCTCCGGAGCCTGGCTATGTCTTCCTTGTCTTTGGCGGTCAAGGACTCACCACTCTCAAGGCAAGACTCAAGGAGTCGAATCATCTGAAGCAGTTCTTCTGGCTCTTGAAATCGGTTGTAGTCTGCTCGTGCGTGTTTCAAAACTTAGCCTCCCATGGCTGCGGTCGGACGGAGTTCGGGAGCCGCGACGGGTGGCGCGGGTAGCCGTCCTTGGTCGTTCCGAGACACTGGGCTTCGATGCCCATCTCGGTAATGCGGTCGTAGACGCTCTGGGCGCGGGCGGCCGCCGCGGGGAATCCTCCCCAGCAGGCGATCACAAGCCCGGCGCTGGCGCAAACCACCCGAAGGTGGTGGTCATTGGAGATGCCGACGTTGTCCTCGCGCTGCCACAGCCCGGCGGGGTCAGTGGAGATGAACGCTAAGAGGTTCAGCATGCAAAGGGATGAGAAGCCCCAGGAGCGGGCGAGGGTGACGCACCTTCTTATGGTGTGGTCGTCGTTCTCCCCGTCAGCAACGCTGGGATTGAGGCCTATGAAAGCCACCGGCGGCTTGAGGGAGTCATCCTGCCAGCGCCGCCACAGTTCGTAGCGGAATTTGCCGCAGGGGGAGAAGTGAGCCCAGCCGGTCTGGGGGAGTTCTTGGAAGAGGCTAGGCAACTTGCTTCACCTCGGCGTCAGCAAAACTGAAGCAGTAATATTCCCGGTCGCCATCCGTAACGATCACCCCGGGAAGTCGAATCAGTCCACCAAGCGTATAGTCACACCTTCCAGATGCCTTCCTCTCGGAAGCGCTCAGGAACCGACCAAGGCAGTTGTAGCGTGCGGTGTCTGGAGTCGCACCTGAATCCTTGAAGGGTTTGAAGTCGCCAACACTTTGAACCTGATTGCAGATCGGACAGATGAACCTCCAGTCCTCAAAGTTCTCTCCGAACAGGCGGTGCCCCTCAGCTAGCCATTGCTCTGAGGTAAGGCGGATGATCGCTTTACTGGGCACTTGCCACCCCCGCTTTCTTCAGCAATTCATCAGCCTTGGCAAGGTGCTCAGCCGCTTCTGCTCTCAGCTTCTCCGCGTGGTCAGCAAGCGCCTTGGCGTGGATCTCCAAGCGGTCGGCATAAGGGCCCTTGTTCCATGCGGCGATGGCTTCGACCACACCCTCATCGTTCCAGTCAAAGGCGGGTCCGGCTGCTCCACAATCGGGGCATTCAATCGCCACCCACTGGTCGATGCCTTCCTCATGGTGGTTCTTCACCACGTTCCCAGAGCCGCACCACGGGCAGGGGAGCAGGGGAATGGGGTTCTCAGGCATTTGGCACCACCTTGAAGGAGATGGCCCAGACCCAAGGATTGATGTCCCAAGAGCCCTTGCCGTTGATGGATTCCCACAACTCGCGGAAGATCGCTTGATTCTGGGTTTCCCCATCTCTCCGGCAGTCCCCGTAATGCTTCTGAATCTCGAACCCAACACCCTCGCCCTCAGCGTCAAATGTGGATATGGCGTTCAGCCGCTCGACTTTGACCTCGGTGATCTCCAGAGTTAGGCGGGAAGCCCAGCGGGGCATGAAGCGGGGATTTTGCTTGGTCAGGAGCTGCGGGCCACGCTTCTTGACATGCTTCAGTTCCCAGCCGAGGAATGCTGCTTCGTCCGAAACTGGAACCTCAGTGCCATCCGCGTAGCGAACGTGGTAGGTCTCGACATAGCACTCCTCGTCAAAGCTCCAGGTGCTCTTGGTGAATGGCGTCCAGGCTTCTTTGACCCATAGGTGATCTCCCACTTGACCGTAGGGGCAGTGGTTGCACATCATCGTGCGATCCATCGACCCGTCTTTCCAATCAAGAAGGCGATCAGGGTCAATGGCCGAGACAATAGGCTGAGGCTTGATGACCCGCCGGGTCATGGTCTTCAGATCCCGCTCGATCAGCGACGGCGAGTCGCTGGTCATGACGATGGGTCGCTCTTTAGGCAACACGCACCCCCAGCAGTTCATCAGCCAGGTCGATGGTGAAGAACTTCTGCAAGCCGCGAAGGGGGATCGGCTCTTTGAAGATCACCGGATCCTTCATCCGCCAACAGAAGCGGCCGTCTTCGTAGTTGCCGAAGGCGAGTTCTTGATCGCTTAGGTGCGGCCTAACGTCCTCGACACGGTAGCAATGGGTTAGCTCGACTGTGCCGACAACCGCGCCGAGAGGCAGCTCCTCAAAGACCGGAACGAACTCATAGAAGTGAGGCAGGAAGCAGTATTCGCAAAGGTCAACCTTATTGATCCGGTCCTTTGTTGTCTTGGCCGCATGGATCGCGATTCGGCCACGGAACTGTTGTGGTGCGATCCAATCGCGAGTCTCATACTTCTTGGCGCCGAGGACAATGAGCTGAGCCCACGGCTGCCAGAGAGAGATGCAGGGCATCTCAGCCACGGTTCACCTCCGGGAACTCTGACCACTCGCGGCCATCTAGCAGCCGCCCGGCTGCCTTTTTGCCGACCTTGGCCATGAAGGCAAAGCCCTCAGCCTGCAGTGTTCTCGGGCTCTTTGAGAATCCCCCTTCTGTATAGGACTGAACGGGATTAAGTTTTACCCACCCGTTGTGAGGTGACTCTTGGACACAAGCCTGCGGGTCGCCTGGTGCCCACTCCCCCCATTGTTTGAAAAAGTAGGGCACTCCGGCTGCCTGGCACTGATCGCGGAGGGATCGGAACCAGTCAGGGTGGGCTGGCCTGGCGTTCTTGCCGCTCTCGCCCCCTGAAATCAGCCAGTGAATCCGCTGGTCAGTGCCTGGAAGCTGGTTGCAGTAAAGGCAGTCGATATCCAACTGACACGCTCTGCGACCCAGGGACGGAATCATTTCATCAGTGACACCGTGGCGACCACAACCCTCGCGCCACCAGTAGCCGAAGTTGACCTTGACGGGCCCAAGAAGTGGCTCACAACTGAGGAACCGCACAACCGCTGGGCACTTCAGGAGGTGGGGTATCCGGTCATCGGCCTCCTTTTGATCCTCCACACTGGTGCCGATCCACATGTTGGGTGGTGGCGTCTGCGGGCCAAGCAGGGACTTAAGCCACGGGTTCACGTTCTCGGGCCGCTTGGTGAGAATCTGCCAGTCAAGCCACGGCGTGTTGTGGATCAGGTCCCACAGTTCGTTTCTGGCCTCAAGGACCACTGGCCAGGACCCTTCGGGCATCGTCTCCGGACCCTCGAATACGTCAGCCAGGGAAGCGCAGAAGACCCGCGCCCTCTCCCGTTTGGCCTCGGCCTCACGGTTCCATTTGAACGGCTGTCGCCAGTAGGTTGGGGAGGTGCGGAGCCGGACACCCTTGGGGCCCCATTGGACCTTCTTGTACCGTTCGTCCATCAGGGTTTCGGCGTAACAGTGCTTGCACCCGTTCGAGACCTTGGTGCAGCCAATCCATGGATTGAACGTGTAATCGGTCCACTCGATGTTGGATCTAGCCATTACTTGAGGCCCTCCGGGAACAGCAGCGGAGTGGCGACCAGATAGCCCTTCTCTGGGTAGTCCAATAGGCCAAGGGATCGTAGTGATGAAACGGTGTTCGCGAAGTGGCCACCGCCTGCTTGCGCGTTGACGACTTCAGCGATCCATTCGCGGGTTCGCCCTGCTGGATAGTTGTCGATCAGGGCGCGGAGGATCCGCACCTGCAGGCCGTTTAGCTGGGCAAACCACTTGTCGTGGAGGGCCGCGAGCGACGACGGCGTTTGCTGCTTCTCCGCCAGGTCACGACCCTCCGGGGTCAAAGTCAAAAGCCCGTTGCCGGGATAGTCCAGCAGCCCGCGAGTACGGAGCCCGCTCACGGTGTTGGAGAAGTGCCCGCCCTTGACTGATGCGTCGGCAAAGACCGCGACGTTTTCCCGCTTCGGCGTCTTGATGCCGACCGACTCGAAGAGGGCGAGGGCGTTCAGGATGCGCTGCTGTAGCTTGCTCAGGCCATCGGTGAGACCTTCCACCCTAGCAGTAGATCGAGGCTTTTCCGCCTCAAACTCCCTCACCGACTCCTTGAGCAAGGATCGCGGCTGGTCAACGTCAACACGCTCCGCTCTGGGCGAGAGGGTCTGCAGACGATCTTGGATAACCAGCACGTTCTTGAGCCGGTCGGACTGCTCCATCAGGACGCCAGCGGCAGATGCGAAGTCCTTGGCCACCTGCGAGCTTTCCGCGATGATCGTCTCCAGGGCGTCAATCTTCTGGATTAGCGGAGCGGTTGCTGTTTGCACAGCTTCATCAATTGCCGCTTGAGACGGCTCCCCGCCGGACTTCTCCAGTTCGGCGATCCTCGCCCTCAGCTTCTTGGGGTCGTTCTCATCAGCGACCTGAACAGCTTCGGCGAACCGCTCTCTCAGCGACTCCACTGCAAGTGGGGTCAATGTGCGCTCGTAGTACTCGGATGATCCAACTGCATTCGGATCAAAGCGGGCGTGGAAGGTCTCGCGCGGTTCGAACCTCACCCGCTCTTTGCGCTGAAGCCATCCCGGGCTGTAGAGCAGGCAATCGCCCTGTGGCAGCTCCGGCAGTTGGGAGACCTCCGGAACGTTCTTGAGAGTCTTGGCCACCGCGTCATAGGCGTTGGCCCCGGTCACGTTGAAGATGAAGTAACAGGCGGACAGCTCCAGCGACTTCTTGTTGATGTCCTGGGGCCGCTGGGTGATGAGCGAGCCGCCGATCCCGTAGTTGCCGCCCCGCTTCCAGATGGTGTTCCAAACGTGGATCATCTGCTGGTCGCCGCCGACACTCTGCTGGGGGACGAACTCGTCAGCCTCTTCCAGGAAGATGTGGATCGCCGAGGGGTTGGTCTTCTTCAGGTGATAGAGCCGCTCGCCGAACCGGTGGACAAAGCGGATCTTCTGAGCCTCTGACTCAAAGTGCGATGTATCGATGATCGCGCTGATCCGCTCGGCGACGATCACCTCTGCGACCAGGGCGCCGTCCTCCTCTCGGATCGGGATATCTCCATGCTGACCACCAAAGATGGTGATGGGGACTCCGTCGCCCTTCCCATCGGCGGAGAGTCGCATACCAAACCAGATGCCCATCGGGTCGATGGCGACGAACTGTGACCCCGCATGCCACATCTGCTCGGCAACCTTCATCGCGGAGTAGCTCTTGCCACTGTTGTAAGTGCCAATGAAGGCGAGGCGGTGAACCGGGGTGTCGCTGGGGAGCGTGAGGGTTGAGGCTAGGCGAAGGGTGCTCATTTCGGCGGAAACACCTCGTACCAGTCATTGCGGATGGCATCCTCAATCCTCAATGGGCGGACAGGATCAATCCCGCCAAGATCAAACCAGGCGAACTCATGGTCGTTTCTGATGCTTAGCCTGAGGCTGGGTTCGCCACCGTGCGAGAACGCACGGAGCCGAACGCTCTGATCCTCGTGGTGGAGAACCGAACTCGCCTGGATGTGAAGGGCGACGTGTGTGAATGTCAAAACGGAACCTCCTGCCGGGAGTTCTTTGCAGCCACCTCAACGTGGCAACCGGTCTCAGCTCTGACGAGGCGCTTGAATTCCTCCTCGTCTGAGTTGTCATCGCTGAGATGGATCAACCACACGCACTCAAGGCGCTGATCGTAATCCGGATCCACTTCGCGCATCTTCTGGAAGAACCGAACAACGCGCTCAATGCTCTGATGGCCGGCGCCCACGTGGCGGAATTGGGCGGCGTGGACCTTCCCTTCCCTTGAGTTCTTGCGAAGGAGTTCCTCAGACCAGTTCGCTTCTATCGCGATATGCGTTAATCCAACAAAGCGGTGTGGCGACCAGGCGGCATCCGTGAGATACAGCAGCTTGTGCTTATGGTTAGCAACTAGGAAGCCCTGGGTCTGCGTGCCGGGGTCATGGAGGACGTCAAAGGGCAGCACCGTCCAAGATCCGACCTGCTCTTCATACTGGTCCTGCAGGTAGTAAGCGCGGTGGTGATCCTGGTAGATACCGTTCCGGTAGTTCTCCCAAAACCCCTTGGAGCCGTAAACGTTGACGCCGGCGACGATCAGATCCCTCACGGCCGCGCAGTGATCGCCGTGGCCGTGGGAGACCAGGCACCCGGCAAGGCTATGGGTTTTGAAGTCCATAGCCTCCTGGATGGCGCGGTAGCTGACACCGCAGTCAATCAGCAGCGGGGCCATGTTCGGAGCGGAAACCAGATAGGCGTTTCCGCTACTCGAGCTCGCAAGGGGGGTGAACTCCACTAGTAGCCTGGCCCTTCCTCGTCACTGGCGACGGTCGGCTCGTTAGCCGCAACGGCCTTCAGCCGGTCACTGATGTCCTTCCAGGTCTTGTCCCCTTCGCGGACACAGACAGTGAGGAAGCTGGCTGTGTTGTCGCCGAGCTGCTCTTTTACGAATTGGATCCGGTCTTCGTTGAGCTTCAGCGCCTTGGCGGCATCCTCGATCGACATGACCTCAGGGCCGTCGGATTGCGAGACTTCGGCGGTCGCCGGTGCTGGGGTTGCCGCCTCGTCGGGGAGAACCACGGGCTCCTCCGCGAATGTGTGCTCTGGAACCACCTCTCCAGACTCGGCGGGAAGAGACCGACTGATATCGATGACCTTGTTGTTGCCAAGCTCCTTCTCATCTTCATCGAGCTTGCCTAGGAACTGGTCCTCGTCTTGCCGGAGGATTGATGTCAGAAGCACTTCATCACTCGAGGAGTTGATGATCGGCTTGCAGATGCGACGAATAACCGTCTTCATCGCCATCTCATCCGGGAAGTTGTTGTGGGCGGGCGAGTTGCCTTTGGTGGCGCCCTGCTGCCAAGACTTCCGGATCCGGTCCATATCGAAGAGGATCAGTCCGAGGTCTTCGCCGGTCTCCGTATTGATCAGGCCGGCGTAGGCGCCAACAATTTCCTTTCCTCGTGGCCAAGGTTTGTTGTGCTTTGAGACTACGTCGATCCAGCCTTTGCGATCAGTTCGGAGCTTGCCAGTAATGAACTCGTCACCCTTGCGGATGGTGTCGAAGTAGAAATCGATCGGCTCTTCGCTCACCCGCTTGGCCAGCGCCATGTCTCCGAAGTAGGAGCGCTGGAATAGAAGCTGGTTACCGTAGACGATGAAGTAGCCTTGCTTCTTCGAAACGTTCAGCCCCTGAACGCACATGTCGAAGATCGCGTTGACCATCGAGGCCTCGGTCACTTTGCCATTGGGCCTGCCGTTAGAATCAACGATAGGTTCGCCGGCTTTGTTGGTCACCCGCTGAAGCTCAAGCTTCGCGGAGGCAAGGGCGTTGCCAAGGTCGTAGTCCTCAGGAAAGTGGAGAGCATTCTTCTGAATGAGTCCGTCAAGTTGCCGCTGTACGATTGCGACGACGCTAGGTTTTGGTGTCTGAACGACTGCTGGTGCTGCCATTTTCTTAGTGGGTTTCCTTCTGCTCAAAGCGCAGAGTTGCGTCGGCCGCAGAAACGACTAACCGGATTTGCTGGCCTACGGTCGGGACGGGGGAAGTCACAGATTCCAAGTTATCGATCACCGTCGGGCAGATAAAGCCGTAGTGACGGGAAAGGGTGTTGACCACATCAAGATCCGCAAGGACCCGCTCGCCGGTGCTGAGGGCGCCGTCATACGGGCGGCCGTCCATGATGCATTCGCACTTGTTCTTCAGCCCGCCGTTGATCTGGATCTCAAAGAGTTGGAACTTGACCCGCTCAAAGCGCGAGCTGATCTTTTCGTCCAGCATCCGCACCTTGGTCTGGGTGAACAGCTTGATCAGGTGGATATGGCGGGAGAACTCCTCATACTGAGCGGCGAGGACCTTCTCGCGGGCATCCAGCTCGGCGACCCGCGCCTCGGCTTCCTCACGGACCTTGACCTGGGCGAGCTTCACTTCTTCGGCGCGGATCTGATCATCGATAGCCGAGACCTCGCTACGGACCCGGGCCGACTCCGTCTCACTGCCCGCAGCGAGATTGCCGAGCTGCTCCTCGATGCCGGCCTTCTTGCTCTTGAGAACCGTGATCTCCGCCGGATCCTCTTCAGTGGGGGCGTTTGCCGAGCTCTCCGCACTCAGCCGATCGGACTCGGCTTCCACCTTTGCGCGGAGCTCCGTGAGGGCAGCCTTGTCCTGGGCGAGGGCGGCTTCTAGCCCGTCGATGATCTCCTGGGCATCCTTGACCCGTTTGGCGAGTGCCTTCCCGTCGGTCTGGTTCTTTTCCAGGTCTGCGGACTTTGCGAGGTTGAACTCCTCGAGCGCTTTGCGCCGGACCTCTTCCAGCCGCTCCTCAGGAATGGACTGCTGGCACGCCGGGCAGACCTCGATCTGCGCGGGCGCGGTGAAAGATCGCAGCTTGATCGCCTCGAACTTTACGCGGTAGTCGGCGAGCTCGGTTGTCCGGCCGGCGACCCAGAGCTTCTTGCCATCGATGTCGGCAAGCTGCTCATTGACCTTGCGGTTCAGGGTGTTGTACTGAGACTCGAGCCGCGACAGGTAGTCCCGATCTGAGTTGCGCTTGGCATCGGCCGCAGTGGCCAGGCGGTTCCTCACCGCGTTGATCTCGGTATCGATCTCGGATATCTGGCGCTTCAACTCGGTTGCCTGGGCGCCGTTGGTGATCCGCGTCAGTTCTTCCTGGAGCGCTTGGCGGTTTGCGCGGAGTCTGGCAAGCTCAGCCTCAACGGCGGTCTTGTCGATCTTCGCCTCGGGGATGGACCGGCGCGCCTCGCTGATTCGGGTCGGGATCGTCTCCCGCTCTTCCTTGGCCTTCTTCTGTTGAGCCTCGGCCCAGGCATAGTGCTCTTCGCATGTCCGATCGCCGAGGATTCCCGGCAAGTCCTTTAGATCGCTGTTGGAGGCGACGACGTCAGCGTCGGTCACATCGCCGCACATGTCGATGAGGATCTCGCGGCGCTTGTCGGGCTTCAGAATGCGGTTGAAGTAGGAGAGGTTAAGCAGCGCCGGCAGAACCTTGGGATCACAGAGCGATGCGACCTTCGCGTTGTAGGCGGCTTCGCTGGTGCCGACGTCGTTGAGGAAGTACTTGGTGGTATTCCCCTTCATGACCTCCTGGGCGGCGCCCCGCACGGTGCCCCAGTTCTCGCAGTAGATCCGCTTGAAGGTGATCTGCTTGCCGTTGAGACTGAAGACACCCTCGACCTCATGCTCCAGCCCCTGGATGACGTTGTGGTCCGCGTCCTTAGTCTTGATCTCGTGGTCTTGCTTGTTTTCGAAGTCCTTGCCGGTGAAGAGCCAGATCAGAGCCAAGCCGAGCGTGGTCTTGCCGGTCCCGTTCTTGCCGTACGCCACCAGGTCTTCGCCGTTCGGCTCAACAGTGAGATTGCGGCAGCCCTTGAAGTTCTTGAGCGTGAGTCTGAGGAGGCGCAGTTCGGTGACGGCTGTCGCGGCCGGTTCGGCGGCGAGGGCGGCCACTACTTTTCACCCCGTTGGATCATCATCGCATCAGCGAGGGTTAAGGCGTATTCGGCAAGACCCATCGGCGTGGAGTTGACTAGCGACCATCCATTCACGGGATTCTCCGCGAAGACTGCTGGGTTAGCACAAAACCCTTGCATGATCTTTGCGGCGAAGTAGTCGCGGATAGATATGCCGGGGGACTCGAAGGTGGTATCGAAGCCTTTTCCGTAGTCTTTAGTGGTGGGGAACGCTGGCCCGCCACCCTTGTTGATCTCCTTGCACATCAGGGAGTCGCCTCCTTGATCTGCCGGCACGGGTGCGTGGGCTTGACGCTTCGGTTGAAGTAGCCGCCCACCGACTCAGCAAAGACCAGGTCACAAAACGTCTCTGGGAGCACGTGGGTGTACTCATAAACCGCGCCGCTCTTGAACCGCACGTGCATGGTGAGGCTCGCCCGGTCGTAGCCGACGGCGGCTAGGTTCGAGGAACTAACGGCGAGCATCTTCAGCTCTTTCTCTGGAGCTTCGGGCATTTAGGCAACCTCCTGCCTGGCGTCAAAGCCGAACTTGGCGTTGACTGGGAAGCGGTCGTAAAAGTGGGGCGGGATCTCGCCTTGGAACCACACGTTGTGGCTCACCACCTGACGACCGTCGAAAAACTGAATGTCGAAGCGGGCGCCACCATGGCCCAGCAAGTGGATGCGCTCGCTAGCCGGCGGTTCCTCGCAGATCAGGAAGTGGCGGCGCTGGCCGCCGTGCTGGACCACCACACCGCCCCGGCCGATCAGGTTGATCCATTCATGGCACGCAAAGCAGAGCCCGCAGTCGCGCAACTCCTGGTCAACCTTGGCGATCCACTCGCCACGTCGTTCACGCTGGCCGCACTCGGTGCACGTGTGGGACACCTCTTCCGGATGGGCATCGAGGTAGCAGTCGGGGCATACAAACTGGTCACCCAGCCGGGTGGTGCGCCCTACCTTGCGATCGCAGATCGGGCAGTTCATCGGGAACCTCCGTACAGCCACGCCTTGAGGGCGGCGGTGACGATCCCAGTGGCGATGAAGCAAACCCACGGCCAGTTGTTGGCAACCCACCGGCGACGGGATTCCCGCGCGGCATCCCGCTCCATTTCCCACCGGTCGCGGCGGCGCTGGATGATGCGATCGCGGGCGTCGGCCTGGGCGCCAGGATCGGCGTTCTTGCCCATCTCGTGAAAGCGGGGCTTCACTGAACCTCCGCCAGGTTGCGCTTCACCTCTACGTAGCGCTCGATTGTCCTATCGGATAGGTTTTGGTCAATCGCCAAGAGGCCGTAATGCTTCTCGGCATACGGTAGAAGACCACTCATGAACGGCGCGTCATCCCACTTTGAACTGAAGAACACCTCAGCGACTTTCAGGGTCTGGATGATGTCGGCGCAAGCTATGAAGCGGGCGAGAAATCGCCGCCATAGTTCGATCTGGTCAATCGACTCCGTGTCGAAATGCTCAACATGGACTCCTAGGGGTTGCGGACTCTTGAGCCCATTCTCGAAAAGGGTTGTCTGCCAGGTTTCGCGGCCTTTGAAGTCGACGATGTTCCAACCCCAAGCGATGCAGCCAGCGTATTTCGGTCCGACGTACTCAGGGTTTCGCTCCGCCTCGATCGCGATGGAATCTTTGATGATGCCGAGGAGGTTTGTGGGCATCAGGCGGCCCTCGGAGCATCGCTCGGAATCGCCCGGACCAGGTCCTCCAGATCATCGGCAAGAACCTCGTGGCTGCGCGACTTCTCAGCCATGCGCTGAGCGCGCTTCACGTACTCGTCAGAGCCAGCCGCGCAGAAAGCCGATCGGGACCGGTGGCTGCGGATGAGGTTCTCCGCCTCCGCTACCGTGATCTCACGGCCCTGCCACTGGACCTTTGCGGTTTGCTTCTGCAATCCAGAAAGCCAAGGGAAAAGGGACATCACTTTGTGTCCCCCGCCTTCTTGGTCTTAGCTGACTTCGCTTTTGCAGCCATCTTTATGGAGGCTTCAGTCAGGACCTTGAGCACCCCGTCGCGACGGTCGATAACGACAGCCCGCTCCAGGATCTCAGCCGGCAACTTGCCGAAGTAGACCTGGATCGTGCCGCCTCCCCTGACTGTGGTGAAGGTGCCTCCCCTGACTGTGGTGAAGGTGCCTCCCCAGACTGTGGTGAAGGTGCCTCCCCTGACTGTGGTGAAGGTGCCTCCCCTGACTGTGGTGAAGGTGCCTCCCCAGACTGTGGTGAAGGTGCCTCCCCAGACTGTGGTGAAGGTGCCTCCCCTGACTGTGGTGAAGGTGCCTCCCCAGACTCGGATCGTTCCGCCTGTAACGAGGCCGATCGATCCCCCCGCAACGACGATCTTGAAGCCGCTTTCCATCTTGTCCAGATGGGTGCGCAGGATCATGCCGTACGCGATCTTGCGCAGGTCATCCTCGGCGCGGGCGGCTGTCTCTAGATCCCACCAAGACGGGGGATTCTCCTCGTCTAGCTTGAAATGCCAGGTGGCGACGTCCGCGATGTCGGCGCCAGGGGTGAGTTCCAGCCGGACGAAATCAGAATCGATGAATCCGCCCGCCGCCTTGGCTGTGACACCCTCACGCAGTCCATGCTTCTTGATTAGATGCGAGTGGTGATCAGAGACGGCCGGGTCATAGTAAAACTGGCCGGTCTTAGTGAGGATGGCAGAGAGAAAGTTACACATTACGCCCGCCCTCCCAGCCTGCGCAGGTAGATGCGCTTTCCATCGGCATCCTCTTCCAGGACCGTGAAATCCTCAAGCAAGATGCCTAGCTCCGCGGACTTGCCACGGAAGACCTTCAGGCCTTTGGCGAGGGATCGGAGCTGCTGGACCGCGCGGTCTTTGCGGCTAGGAGCCTGGACCTCAAGACTGAACTTGCAGATCGGGCAGCGGTGGCTGGTGGTGTGACCTTCCAGGATGCTGACCAGATTGGTCTTGCAGTGGGGGCACTTAGGCCG